TGCCTTGTCCATACATTCCTCACTCGTAGGTCGCCCAGCATCGGCAGTTAGCTATGTTGTCGGCCCCGGCTCCAAGTGAAGTGTCTAAGGGCTGCATGAGCAGGTCTCCGTTTACTTCAAATGGTTCGTCTATCGGCACTGTGAGTCCGTCTACTTCCTCGTGCCATTCTCTTTCGTGTCCGTCAATGATGGTGTTCCATGTCTTTAGAGTCATGCCCATGTTTTTGGCATCAACCCTTTCTCCAAAACAGTTCACTGCATTTGACTCTGTTGCGGAGATATTGATTGCCCTGTCTATGGATGTGAAGTACGGGTCATCCATGTTCCGGTAAGTGGATAAGGCAACCTGGCCGGCAAATAACTGTGCCGTGTATCTCAGGTCCTCTTCGCTCAGTCCCATGCGTGTAAGAGCGACTGCCATAAATGCCTGCTCGAACATTGACTCTGACCGTTCAATAAACTGCTCTTTTCGTGTGATGCGGTCCTGAATGAACGCAAGTATCGGCAGCAGTTTGTCCTCAAAAGCCATAGCCATAAGAACTCTGTCCTGCTTTGCGTCCTCGTCTATTCCCATCTCATCGAAGTATTCCTCGTACTCGCTCCGGGATAGACTATTCAGTTCGTCAAATTTCAGCGTTGTGCGCCTCATACGGCAGGTTCATTCTCCCGTTTCTGTTCTGCGTTGACATCATCTGCGCCCCTGACACCATCAACAGGGTTCCCATCACCCATAGAAGGGGATGTGCCTGACTTATCGGTCTTTGAAAGCAGGATCTTGCGGATCATATCAATGGAGTCCATAGTTACCTGCTGCGCATCGTCAAAGATGTCTACTACCGTGAACGCTTTCAGCGGATCTACGCCAATGTTTATCAGGTTCGCCAGTGCAGAAGTACGACTCACAAGGTCATAAGTCTTGTTCCTGGGTGACTTGACAAGCACGTCGGACCGTTTAAGCTGCTTCATACCCTCATCCATGCCGGGAGTGTTGCGGATAATGGCAATAATGACATCCAACAGTTCCATTTCCTGCGCCGAGAACATCATCTCCATGTTCTTTGCCATGGTTTCAGCAATCTGCCAACCGTTTGACAGGAGTATCGCAGATCCTGTGTTGCCACCCTTTGCTGTATCCCTTCCGGGTACGCCGGCGATCTCAAGCATCTGAGCATACATGTAGTCGATCAGTGCCTGGGTGTCTGCCTGGTTAAGAGATACCGTGACGTATGTGACTTTGGCATCCTTACCATCAGCAGTCGAAGATGTCTGTATGAAACCGTAGTCGTTTAGAGCATCTCGCTGATCGTCGTCAATCTTGCAGTTGTTCAGCCACAGAATAGCCTGAACATACTGTGCAAGGTCGTTTACCCGGTCACTGTTGGAGATGTTCAGTGCGTCACACAGAGGAATGACTGGCTCGAAACAAGCCTGCCTGTTGTGGTTGTTCCGGAACTCAACAATCGGGATAATGCCAATCATGTTCGGCATCTGATTGATGATTGCTCCACCCTCGATTTCCCATATCCAGTCTTTGGTGTAGGCTGTGATATGCTTTACTGCCGTGGTTTGGTCGACAGAGTAGGTGACCGCCAGCATCTTTCTGCGGTGTACATCGTTGCTGTATACGCAATAGGTGTTCAGCGGATTGAGGACCAGCAGATCGAACGGTGCAATCTCATCGGTCTCGTCCTGTTTCGGGAAAGCCAGCATGTATCCAAGGCCGGTAGTCTTGAAGTCATACGCAAGCTCTATGTCCTTGCCGGGTTTGCCCTGTTCCCAAAGCATCTCGTTCAGGTTTGCAACTCTCTTGTCGTCCTGCTTTACGTCGGTCTTGCGGAAATCGTCTTTCGCTCTCTGATAGAACATGTACGGAGCAGAAAACTCATAGCCGACCTTGAAGTCAGTAATCATGTGGGCGTAGTTAGCCATGCACTTGACATTGATGTTCTCCCTGACCTTCTTGACACGATAGAAGATAGGCTGGTTGCCCTTCTCGTACTCCCGGAGATACATCATCTCGCTACGGTTTACCTCGTGAACGATCATGGTGTTCTCAATGATGCCAAGGATATTGCCCGAAGTGACCTCAACAGGGTTCCAGTATACAATTCTCCGACCCGTGAAGATGGGGGACTGTGCCGTAGCAGCTATCCCGTCAGTATTCTTGTTGGTCTTGGTGTTCTGCTCGTCTGCCATTACCGTTACCTCAACGCAAAAAGCAAGCAACAGTTGTCATCTGTCCTTGCTCGTCTGTTTCGTCAGCTTAATGATAGCTAAGAAAAAGCGGACATATCGGACAACTTTCAGTTTTTTGCCACTTTTTTGCTAATTTTTCTCTAAAAATCTCTCAAATCTCTTGCGAACTGAGTCCTCAGTGTTGTTTCCACCCATCACATGTGCAATCTGCCTCCAGGACATCTTATCCACTATCCGCATGGTGATGATCCTTCGGTCATGACTGTTCTCAATACTGGCAATAAACTCGTGGACATCGTTCAGCGTCTCGTCAATCTCGTTTTTCAGGGACAGAAGTGTGATGTTCCGTGTGTTCAGCAGCGATTTCTTGCGATAGTAGTCACGGACCGGGAAACCAGTGATCTTAAAGTGCTGGATACCACCTTCGCCACCACGAACCATGTCGGTTACTTCACCGTCAGCATCCATCTGCCGTAATTCTCTCTCTGTCTGCTTGATCCTCTGCTCAACCTCTTCGGCTTCTCTGAGAAGGTCTGTGTACTGAGTCAAGATGTCTTTGTTCAAAACGGTCTCCTGCCTACGACTACGGGTATATCTTCCGGGCGGTTCCTCCACTTGGCAAAACTTGACAGACCATCAGGTACGTCGTCATGCTTGTTCTTTGCCATAGCTGCATGGCTCAGAAGAAAACTCATCATCACTCCGTAATCGTCTTTCGGTAAGTACAAACTCTTGTCCCTGAAAATCACATGCTCTTTCACCCACGGTGCGTAGACAATGATCTTGGTCTCTTTGTTCGCAGTAGTGTACTCCTGCGTGATATTGCAGTATCCCTTGGCATCCTTTATGCGGTTTGACACTTCCAGTGCAACTCTGTCACCACCGTTGTTCGACTCAAACTTACACGCCTCGACATGATTGTCTAACAACAATTTTGCGGATCTTGCATACTGCACTTCGTAGTCAGACTCATTGGAGCAGATGCACTCGGTAAGATAGTAGTCATTCCCGTACTTGAGGAATACCGGCTGGAAGAAATAGTCAGTGCCTTTATTTTTCGTGTCCACAATGGACAGTATTGCTTCGGGTTCTTCTTCCGGAAGAGTCAGGTATCTGCGGATCTCGTCATCGTGGTACAGCAAGCCCTCTCGCTCTATCGGCTCGTTCATGAACAGGCACTTGAACGAAATGTCATCCATGCTGTTCTTGATGTTTGTGAAATACTCCGTGGAGAAACCAACACCATTAGCATACTCGAAATTTGAATTGCCCTCATCATCCAGTGCCGGTATGGAGATAAACTTCGCTCTCGGATTGTCCTCTTGGGCAGCTTGCATACGTCCAATAGGGTCAATGACTGACCACCGGGTAGCAATCATCAGTGTCTTGCACCCTTCCTTGCGCCTCGTAAGAAGGTCCGTGTTAAACGCCTGCCACAATTTGTTCATGCGGTCAGCGGAAAGGGCTTCTTCAATGCCTGAACACAGGTCATCTGCACATAACAAAAATTCACACCTTGTACTGCCGGTCAGTGATGCGTTGATTGCCCTACATGTCAGACTCTTAAATCTCTTCGGTTTGCCGGTGTTTATCGTCTGATCTTTTGAGTTGGTGTCATTCCTGGCGTTGTACTCGACATCCGGAAACAAGTCATGCCAACTGTATTCGTCAGGATCATTGAGGATTTGACATACACCGTCATACAGTGATTTAGTCATCGTGCCTGAGAAAGACGACACAAGGTTTGGGTGCTCCGGATACCACCCCAAGATCCCCGAAAGCAGGAAAACTTCGAGAGTGCTCTTGCCGGTCCCCGGAGGAAAACTCAGCCCCAGGATGTCAATCTCGTCATCAAGGAGTTGCTGTAATGCCTCTACGACTCCAAACTTCACAAACACCTTACGCCTCGGTTCATAAAACCTTGACTTGCGCTCCCTCTTGCGCTCCAAATACAGCATATAGCTGTCAACGTTATGGTGCTGTGCTTCAAGTTTCAGGACATTCCAGTAGGACCTGCCAAAGTCGCCCCTGTCGCCCCTCTGCATGGCAGCAATACTCGCTCTCTTGATGTATGCAGCCCACTCTAACATCCACTTACGGCACTTCTCGTCCTCTTTGGTCTTGAAGTCAATGTCATAGTTCAATAGCAGTTCGGTCATCATCGCAAGCCTGTTTGCTAAGGGCCATGACTCTTTATGGATGTAGGTTTTAAGTTTTTCCTGATACCACTCCTGTGATCCCTTTTGCATATAAAAAAAGCCACCTCGCTCTTTGATATAGGCGAAATGGCTCTCTGTCCGTTTGATAATTCCACCATGTCATTGGTGGTCTTAGTCTCCGTTGCTGGCTCTCTATTCGTTAGCTGATATTCACTTTGAAGTTTCGATGACAGTTGCTGCCCGTACACTTATACGGCAAGTTTTTGATCTCGGTATCATGGTTGATCCGGAATAACTTCTTAGCGCAGTATGGGCATATCACCCATCCACCGTCTTTGCTTACCCTCGCTGTAATGGTCAGCTCTCTGTCTCTCACATGTCCTCGTCATTCACTCTTGCAGGTTCCGGGGATGCCGGGTCCAAGCACCCCCACCTGTCAGAAAGGGGGGAATAAAAATGACAAACAACTTGGTGCGGAACTTATGCCCGTCCTTGCCACATGGAGTTTGACCACGTACACCAAGACTCAGTTAAAGGCAACTCCCTTTCGGGCTAAGAGAAATGCCCTTCTTGAGCGCACTCTAACATCGTCCCACAGGGCTTGTCAATACCCTTCACCGAAAAATTGTCATGATAACACAGTGAATTTGATGGGGCGTTCCTACTTATTATATACACACTATGTATATAAGTCCCCCTTTTTTCTCTTTCGGGAAATTTTAAGACATAGCAATATACGGCACTGTAATATATCTCATTGGGCTATATATAACCATACTGCCTTTTTGTCTAAAAAAATACTCAGAGGGATACTGCGTGACATTATACTTGGCTTTATTACTCTGCCCTTTTTGTTTTTAAAACAACTTGAGGGTATAACTCAAACCCGCCCCGCAAAGCGGGGGGACCCCCTCCGGGGTCCGTCGTCCCGTCGTCAAAGTGGCTGTTTTTCGGCGTCGTTTCGTGCTGTGCTGTGCCTCTTCCGGTGATCCTGATCTGTCCGGGGAGGGGATTTTTAAAACAACTATTCGCAAAATACGTGTTTGACGAATAGTTAAGCACAACATGTTGTATGGACACTCAAACAGACCGCAAGATATAGACCATGATTAAATAATATCATCCGGGATCATGCCGGGCGTCGGCGGTTCGTCCTGCTGGGCTATTGCGTCAAGCTCATCGTTGGTCAAGCGGTCTTGTCCTGGTGCGGATGTCTCAATCCTTACGGTGTTCTGATCCTGCAAACCGTGAACGGCTTTTAGTATAAATATCTTACCTGCTGGGTTGCCGTTCGTATTGGCTGCTGAATCCGCAAGAATCCCCTTAGTAATTGTAAACCAGTGATCTATGATACGTTTACAATCCTTAGAGTTATTTACTGTAATACCATCTTGGTATCTGTTATTGTGTATACAGTTTATTGTATTTTCGTTTAATCTCATAAAACCAGTAAACGATAAAACAGATGGATTATAACCATATATTGTACATAATGGTATGTATATATTCATGAATATTTGATCTAATACTGTATAATCATTCATATAATCATTAGGTAATACCTTAATTATGCATTTATTATACAGATATAGTAACATACCGTTGAATACATTAGAGTTCTTATATATCTGTTCCGGTACTGGTAATAATTCCATGTATGACTGTATATAATAATCCACCTGGGACCGGGATATTATACCTTGCTTTGTGGTGATTAGAATGCTGTCGACATCCTGCCCGGCTGCAATTGTCGTGTCGGGGCGTGTCTTTGGTTTCCTTGTCATGTCTCTAACTCCTATGACGTTTATATATGCCGTCCATATATGCCCCATATACAAGGCGGTTATATGTGGTGCTTATATAGTGCGCTTATTGTCCTGCTGCCTCTCCTGGGGCGTCCTGGTGCGTCTGATGGCGTGCTGTGATGCTCTTCTGATCTGTCCGGATCTGTGCAGGATCTGAACACAAAAAAGACACTTTGCCGGGGTTCGGTTCGGTGTCTTATGTGATCCATTTTTATCTGTTTCCCTATGATTTCAACGTGGTATTTTTTTTTGTCCGTGGCTTTTTGACCTCTTCCGGGGTGTTGTCCGGGGGTGCGGTGGTCTCATGGTGCCGTTTTAAGTCCTCGGTGTAAAGGTCTATGAAATACTGATTTAATGACTTTCCAGTCCGTGTCCGGATCTCGTCGGCGGTCCCTTTCGGAAGACGTATGGCAATTTTATCATATTTTGAATCGTATGCTTTTATTGCCCTTCTTGTATAATCCGGTGTTTTGGGTTTTGGCATTTCTTTTTTTCTCCCTTTCCTATAAGTATCATATATAAAAATTTTATAAAAGTTCTTTATATAAGCGTAATATATAAGTCTTTTTAGGTCAATATCCCTATTGTGATATTTCACAAACTTTTTTGTTCATTCATACAAACCTTAAGGGGCTTATATTGCCTGCTTATACTGTTTTTATGCGCTTTAACTA